CCACATTACTTAAATCGGAAACTTATTCTTCAACTACATCTGGAACTATTACTGCATCTCCATCTAGTTTAACTGTTACTGGAGTCAGTACGACTTTTGGACAATCAGGTGGTGTGGCTGTTGGTGATGAGATTTGGACTACAAATACTACACCATTATTAATTGGAGTGGTTAAAAGTATTGAAAGTAATACTTCTCTTACTCTAGCCTCATTACCATCTTCGTATGAACCTGGAACTAGCATTAGTAGTGCTTATACTGCTCAATCATACACATTTAGAAACATTCGTTTAGTTGGTAGTTTATTTCTTGGTAACGCTGGAGGAACAGCCCAGTCATATACTAACAGACCAACCATTTCTGATTACACCGATGGTTTTAACGAACAAGGTTATATTAACTCTAGTGATTATTTTAATTACTATTCTAGTCAAGGGTTTGGTACAGGCACGATTACTGCTTCTACATCTAGTGTTACTATTACTGGTGTTGGAACATCATTTACTACTCAGATAAAAATTAATGATATAATTAAAAACTCTTCTGGTGTTCAGCTTGGAATAGTTTCTGCTATTGCTTCAAATACATCTTTAACATTAAGAACTAATTCTTCAGTAGCAGTAAGCGGAGGAACATATGATGTGTTTGCTCCATATGTAGATGGTAGCTATGTTGGTACTGTTCTTCGTGAATTCTCACTGTCTGCTGCAAATGCTCAAACATTTTCTGATGACCCATCTGTAATTTATGTTAAACTGGGTGCTTTAGTTAGATATCCAGGATACTATGAAACAAACAATGGATTCTTATCCGACTCGATGTTTATCCAAGATAGTAAATTCTATCAAGCGTTCTCTTATGTTATTAAAATTGATGAGAGACTAGCATCATATAAATCAGCAGTTAAAACTATGTTGCATCCAGCTGGTATGGCTCTTTTTGGAGAGTTTAATATCACCAATGATTTTGACCTTAGCGTTCAGTTAGAATCTTTAGTTAAATCTATGGGTATTGGATTGGAAGACGAATTTCTTATCTTGGATGGTAAGGAATATGATATTTCTGGAAATCAGATAAATGGAATTTATTGGACTCTAACTAAGGGGTTTGTAGATGCAATTGATGTTACTAGTGGAGAATTAGTTTTTAAAACGGCAACCAAGAGATTTGGTGCGCAAGATGCTAATAGTTTCCTTGGGCACATTCTTAATGATGGAGTAACTTTATCCACAGAAAGTGTTTCTCCCACTGATGCTTTGACTCACCAATTCACTAAAGTTTTACCTGCTGGCTCAAGCGCAGGATTTACCACTGAATCTGTTTCTATGACAGATTCAGATGCTACTTTTAATACTGGTAAAAATATTAGCGAAACCTATAGTGGCATATCTGAGGTAATATCAAACTTTGATATTACCAAATTATTAGCAGATACTTCCATTATAACTGAAATGCCTGCTATAAGCACAGATAAATATCTTGGTAAACAGGTTGTTAACAGTTATGCTGGACATCTGATTAATGATGGGGTTACTATAGACCCAGAAAACTTAGCTAATCCAACAACAACTCTTGGCCAAATTTGGATGAATTCTTACCAAGGACAAGATTATTATTCACAAGAATACAGTGAAGGTTTAACAGAAACCTTTACCGCTTAAAACCTCAATAGGAGAAATTTATGGAACAATTTAATAAAGACAATATCGCTGCAACTGGAATGGTTAAAATCCTTCATCGTAATGCAGCAGGTGAAACAATTCGTGAGTTTGAAGTGCCAAACTTGGTAGTTACCTCAGGTAAGACTTTTATCGCATCTAAGATAATTGCTACTACCAACTCACCAGTTTCTATGACTCACATGGCTATTGGTACTAGTGCAACTACACCAGACGCTGCTCAGGCACAGTTAATCGCAGAAGTTGGTCGTGTATCATGCTCATCTTCTACATCAACTAATACAGTTACTTTTACTGCTACATTCCCAGCTGGTACTGGTACTTCTACATCTCCTGGTATTCAGGAAGCAGCTGTATTTAACTCAGGTACTGCTGGCGCAGGTACAATGCTTTGCCGTACTACATTCCCATCTGTTGGTAAATCAGCTGGTGATACTATCGCTGTAACATGGGTTGTTACTGTAGGTTAATCAACTTTTTACATTTAGGGTAGAGTAAATGGTAGCTTCTTCATCTTCGATAGTTCCACCAAGTAGTGGTACAACATCATCTTCATCTCTAATAAAAACTATTCTGCACAAATCTCTTGCAGAAGGTGTATACAGAGATGTGGTAACAAGAAGTTCTAATTACTATTATTTCTTGGGTAAAACATTAGCTTGGGATGATGAAACTGCTCCACCTTATCCTATCGATAGCTATGCTTATGAAAGAGCAGTTCGTAGTGAAATTATCACTATGAAGCAAATTGGTCCATCAGATGTATGTTTTGTTATCCCAAGATATGATTGGATATCAGGTGTTGTATATGATATGTACGATGACGAGTATTGCAATCAAATTATTGGTATCGATATTATTTCTGGGGGTTCTAGTTATAATACTCTTCCAACTATTACAATAACTGGTGGTGGTGGAACTGGTGCAGAATATACTCCAGTTGTTTTAGATGGTCAGATTATTGGTGTTGATTTAGTTTCAAGAGGAATTGGATATACTTCTGTTCCTACTGTAACAGTCACTGGTGGTTCTGGTGGTTCTGGAGCAAACTTACAAGCAATATTAAACCTGTCTTACTCTGGTGAAAATAATATTGAAGATACTATCTTTTATGTTATGACAGATGATTATAATGTATACAAATGTCTAGACAATAATAATAATTCTTTTTCTATAGTAAAACCTTCTGGAACATCTGTAACTCCTATTACTACTTCAGATGGATACATCTGGAAGTATATGTATAATGTGCCTATCAATTTGAGAAACAAATTCTTAAGCGCAGAACAAATTCCAGTTTCTTCAGCATTAACAAACCAATTTTACTCAAATGGTAGTTTAGATAGTATCGCAATTACCAATAAAGGTACTGGATACACTGGAGCATCAATTTCAGTAACTGGTGATGGTTACCGAGAAGAAGATCCAGTATTCTTAAACACTGTAACTCCAGTAACTATTACCTCGGCTGGTATTAATTATTTCACTGCACCAACTGTAACTTTCGGTGATCCTATTAACAGTGCAACTCTATTCATTGCTAATAGTGGAGTTATCATTGGGCAAAAATTATATAACTCTGTTGGCGATTTCTTTGAGATATATTCTCCAGGAACTTTATCAGCACTAGAACCAACACACCGATTTGGAATTGTTAAAAATGGAACTGCTTCTTTAAAGTATGTTGGTACACGAGCAAAAGGAACTGCTACTCTTGGAACTAGCACTATATCTTTAGCTTCTGGAACAGTTTCTACTGCACTGACTACAAATCTTATAACTGTTAGTTCTACTGCAGGTTTTTATGCTGGTCAGCGCATTGTATTTGGTACAACTATTGGCACTATTGTTTCTGGAACTACTTACTACATTTTAACTGTACCTAATTCTACAACTTTAACTATTACTGCTAGTATTGGTGGCACTGCTAAAACTATGTCTGCCGCAACTGGAACATCTACTGTTACTGTTACCAGTGGATTTGTTTCTGGCGTAACACCAGTTGGAGCAGTTAGAGAAATTAATTTAACTTCTGCAGGAACTGGATATACTACACCACCTACAGTTAATTTTTCTGGTGGTGGTGGTTCTGGAGCAACTGCAGTTGTTAAAATGAATACTGTTTCTGGTAGTGTTTTATATGCTACTGTTACAAATATTGGAGATAACTATTCTAGCGACCCAACTGTAACTTTTGGAACTGCATGGTCTTCAGAAGGACAGGTTCAACTTTCTGACCAAATTTTTGCTAGTAATAGATTATATACTGTTACAACTGCTGGTACTCAATTAAATATTACACAAGCAACTTATACAGGTAAATCAGTTTCTGTTACTGCAAGAGATACTGCTCCATCGTGTTTAGCATTCTCAACTGATGGAACAAAGATGTTTGTTCTTGGAGATACTGATAATAATGTGATTGTTTATAATCTTTCTTCAGCATGGGATGTATCTACTGCAGTATTCTCATATGAATCTGGAGCACTAGCCACAGAAACTGTTCCAGTAGGTATTGCATTCTCCAGCGATGGATTAAAGATGTTTGTTGTTGGACAGTCTGCTGACTTGGTTCAAGAATATACACTGGCCACTGCTTGGACTATCTCAACTTCTGCGCTAACTACATCTGCCACATTTTCTATTGCTGCTGAAGATACTACTACTGGTGGTTTAGCATTTAGTGCTGATGGAACAAAAATGTGGTTAGTTGGCGCAACTGCCGATGCTATTTTTCAATATACGCTAGGTACAGCTTGGACTATTACTACTGCCACATATAGTACATCTTTTAGCGTTGCGAGTCAAACTACTAACCCAGTAGATATTGCTGTTACTGCTGATGGTAAAAACATGTTAGTTACTGATGCAACTACTGACTATATTTACCAGTATACTTTAGGTACTGCCAATTCAGTTGCTACTGCACTATATACAAATCAGTTTTATATTGGTGGGCTTGAGAGCACTGGTTCTGGTCTTGCACTGCATCCAACCAATGCATATATGTATATTGTTGGTAGCGCAAACGATACTGTATATCAATATCAGAATTTACTAGTATCTAAATTAGGTACTGTCGCTCCATCACATACTAGTGGTACAGCTACCAGTGGTGATGTTATTTTAACTTATGCTGGAATTGCTGCATCTGGGTCTGCAATTCGTAGGTTCGGTGCTGGTTATTCTACTAACCCATCAATAACATTCACTAGTGTTGATCAAGGTTCTGGTGTAGTAGGTGTTGTTAATGTTGACAAATCAAATGCTAAATTATTACCTATTATTGATGGTGGGCAGGTAGTTGGAGTTACTGTTGAAAATGCTGGTACTGGATATACTGCAGCAACTCTTGCGGTTTCTGGTACAGGAACTAATGCCACTATGCAAGCAGATTTAAATCTTGGAGATATTAAATCTTTGCAGGCTAATAATGAGATTTTAACAACTGCTGGGACTATTAATGCAGTTAAGTTAATTTCTGGTGGATATGGTTATGGTGTGGCTACTATTACAATTAATGGAGATGGCACTGGCGCAACAGCCACAGCTTCTATTAATACTGCCACAGGTAGAATAACTAAAATAAATATAACAAATCCTGGACAAAATTATACATGGGCAGATATTGTAATAGCAGGTAATGGAAAAGCTGGAACTGCTAGAGCAATTATTTCTCCTTACGGTGGACACGGTAAAAATGCTCCTGATGAATTATTTGCTAGAACATTAATGTTTTATTCTAATGTATCAAACGATTTAAATCAAGGTGTTACCGTTAACAACGATTATCGACAACTGGGTATTATTAAAAACCCAAGATCATTCTTAGATAATACTCGTTATCAGAATGTTATTGGATCAGGATGTTTCTTATTACAGGGATCTATTAACACAACATATTTCCCCAAAGATACAAATTGTACTGTAGCAAGAAGTGTTAGTGGAACTACATATTATAGAAAATATAGAGTAGTTTCATCTAATTCAAACTCAGTATTAATTCAATCTTTAGATAATGATGTCCCACAATTGAACGATACTTTCACTAATGCTGCATCACAAACCTTTACTGCTACTAATGTAACATCACCAACAGTGGATAAATATTCTGGACAGTTAATGTTTATTGACAATAAAGCTGGATTTACTCCATCTGATGATGAGACTGTGACGCTTAGAACTGTTATAAGATTCTAACTAAATAGAGAACTAACCAAGAGAAGATTAAAACAATGGCCATCGACTTTAATACTGAACCTTACTACGACGATTTTGACGAAACTAAGAAGTTTTATAAAATCTTGTATCGCCCAACATTTGCTGTTCAGGCGAGAGAACTTACTCAAATGCAGACTATTCTGCAGAAACAAATCACTCGTTTTGGATCTCATGTATTCAAAGAAGGAGCCATGGTCATTCCTGGTAATTCTTCTGTTGATACTACTATCGGATATGTTAAATTAGAATCTTCTTATAATTCTATCCAAGCAGATACTGTCGTAGCATCTTATGTTGGTAAAGTTATTCAAAATGCGGGTGGCTTGCAAGCACAAGTTACCCATTATTCTGCATCACAAGCTGGTGATCCTCCTACCTTATTTGTAAAATATAAAAATTCTGGTAGCACTGGAACAAGCAAAGTGTTTGCAGCATCAGATATTTTAACTGATGTAGATACAGAAATTAGTTCAGTACAAGCATTAGCATCTTCTCCAGTTGGTGTTGGTTCTATTGCAGAAATCAAACTTGGTGTTTATTACA